GACTATCGCTCCAACCATACTCTACATGAATCAACTCACCACTATCTATGTTTGAGTTTATAACACATTTAAATACTGTTATATTTAAAGGGGGTACACATTTTGGTTGTACTGTCCAGTCTGCACTACCACCGCTTGGAGTTACAGTAACCACTGCTGTGGTTGGCGTGTTGGTAGTTTTACTTATTGTAATACTACTACTGGTGTTTGTTTGAACACCTGAACTAACTGTATTGCCACTCCAAGTTATTTCGAAAGTCGCTGAACCAGTAACTGTAAAGTCAACAACTATGTCGCCTATTATAGTTCCAAATTCAATGGTATAAGATTGAGCTGTGTCTGAGGCAGCTTGAAACTCTGAACCACATTCATATACAACTGGTGGTATAGGAACTAATTTATCATTAGTAGATAAAACATATTCATCCATATAAGGGTCATATCCACCTAATTTTTGTGTGCCTAATGCTAATTGAAAATTATCTCTAAACCACGAACGCATTCCTTTATCTGATATAACTTCAAGCTGGTCATTCTGAGAGTTACCAACTAATCTAATAACGCCAACTCTTTTTGTATCAGTGAAATAATAACTGTCTCCATATACTGCAAAGCTTTCTGGATTAAAACTAATTCCATATTCTTCTGTTCTTGCTATTTGAGTTCCTAAAATTGTAGGTGATGAAACAATAGCACCACCACCTGCAGCATCGCTAATTAAGTTTTTAGAAGCTAAGACATAACTTATTTTATCTTCTTGTAGTGTAAGTATATCAGTTTCTCTTGCGTAAAGTTTTTGTATTGGACCAAAACTTGTTTCTAATTCTTTGAAGTTTGCTAATCCTAAATTAAACTCATTAAGATTATTAACTCCAGCGTTGCTACTAAATACACCACTATATGTTAAGTCTGCAAAACGATGTGCTTCTTTAAAGTCTTGTTCGGATACAGCCAAACTTCTTTGCCCCATCTTCAAAGCTCTACCTGCTAAATCGTCTTTAATTTTAAAACTTTCTACACCATTACCAAAAGTAAAACAATCTATAAACGGTAAGGTAACTATAGCGGGTTGACTGGTTGTTTGGTTTTGGTCGTTATCACTTCCACCAGATTGATGTAAATAATTACCAGTAGATGAATCTCTAATAACAGGGTAAGAATCAGAAGCATCAAAGAAAATGTCCGCACTGGCATCTAAAGGTTCTGTCTCAAACACAATCATACTGTTAGCTCTTGTAACAACTATCTCACATCTGACTGAAACATTTCTTCTTCTGGAAAAAGGTTGAAAACCTGAGCATCCCTGCTTTTTAGTTTTAACAACTAAACCAAGAGGAGAAGAGGCATCACCCACGGTATCTTGTACAAATTGAAAAAATATAGTGTTGTTACCCATCGTTGCACCACTATTATCCGTACATGTAACTCCTGCTACGCCATTAGAATAACTACCAACAGCTGTTTTAAAAACTACATCTATACTGCCTTGAGCAGCTATTTCACCTGGTGATGCGTTTTGTGCATTTACTTGGTCTCCTATCCACCATCTTCTAAAGTCTGGGTAATCAGCTGATGAAATCAAACTTTGATTCCATTTCCAATTATATTCTTCACATTTACTTCCTCTACCTGGTCTACTTACTCTAATATTTATATCAATATTAGAACCAGCTGGTATTGTATAGTTATTTGTCGTTTGAGGTGGGCCAGCATCAGTTGTAAATAAAGGATAAAGAACACCATGTTTACACGTACCGTCATTACCACTACCTGTTGTTTTCTTTTCGCCATTGTCAATGATGGCATCATCTGGTATATTAACATTAAAACCAGATGGTTTTATTTCCATATAAAGTCCAGGTAATTGTTTGGTGTTTACGCCCATACCTTGTGCGTCGTCTAAAAAGTCTCTTGCTTGAGCCTCAACATTTAAAACCTTTGCCTTTACAACTTCTGTTATAGGACCGCCTACGTCTGTTTTTACAATTAATGTATCTCCAGTTTTTACTTTGTTTTGATTATCACCTTCTAATTTAAAATAAGTTACTTGTGATGTTTGTACAGAATAATAAAAATTAGAAAATATTGTTTCGTAATTACCCTTACTTGGTTTGACCACGAACTTATACCTTTGCGCCCAAGATGGTGCATAGTTTTCTACTGTAGCTCTTATACTGTTAAGAGTTACACTGTTTGCTGTAGGTATACTTATGGTGTTAAAGTTAGAAGTCAACACTGTCGATGCTCTTCCATACTCGTCTAAATAAACAATACCAGTAGCAAAGTCTCTATTACTATGTAGAGAACCTGTAAATGAAGCTGAGCTAAATGCTATGTCAGCTGAAACTATTCTAAAATATTCGTACAAATCAGTTTGATTTACAACTGGAGGACCTGGGTCAGCAGCACTAATATACTTCATTGCTATAGTTTGTAAACCAATAATATTACTACCTGGTGTACCAGTAATTCTAAATCCTTGCTGAGCTGAAGAACTATCAATACCACTTATTGATTTTTCAAAAGTACATGTAATAGAAGGCAGGGCTAAATCATTATTAAATTTATCTGTAAGTGAACCACCCTGACTGGCATCAGCCATAGGCTGAAAGTTAACACCTTGTTGTGTGCCTATAGCGTTTCTAAAATCAGCACTTTGGGAAAAATCATAAACGTTTGCATAATTTTGAGATAAAGTAATGCTAATATCAAAATTAATTGTTCCTTGACCGAAGTTTATATTAGATTGAAAACAAGGCTCGTTTGTAGTTCCACCAATTTGTGATGACTCTAATAAAAGACTAATGTTAATTACTGAGTTTTTCTTTAGCTTGTCTGCAATGTCAGTAAAGTCTAATTGAGCAACAGCATTAGTTGCTGTAACTGTATTGTTAGGGTCAATAGTATAATTATCGCCATTAGCTAAGGTTGGTTCTGGAAGTTCTTCGAAGTCTACATTTTTTGAAACCAATGCTGTGCTATAATCTATAGCTATTTTTTGATTGTTTTCATTTGTAATATTATAACCGTCTGTATAATTACCATATATCAAACGATTGCCCATGATAGTTAAAGCTCTTGCTTTTTTGGGTACATTATCATAGAGCCTTAACAACTCATCACTACCTAATACAGAATAAATTTTACTGTTGTTAAACTGAAAAGTATGCACAGAATTATCTGCCCAACCTTGTTCTAATTTGTTAAACCTTTCTATAACATATATGTTGTTAGTGCTTGAGTCTTTAAATAATAAATCTACTTCATTCACCCTTTCACTACCTGTATTAAAAGAAATATCTACAGCATTAAACCTATTAGTCATTCCTTCGTTGTTATAATTCTTTACACTAAATTTGAAAGGATTAGTGGAAAATGCAGGGTTGGAAAATAATGATGTAGCACTATATTCGTTGTTCTGATATCTATACCTGTATGCAAAAGATAAAAATCTATCCTCTATATAATTTTCAGAACCAGGTAATTCTAATCCAACAAATGTTGGAGCTGGTAATGGTATATCAGCTGTAGGAGTTACTCCAGGCTCAAACTCATATCCAGGTGGTTTTACTATTACGTTAAGGTCTTCATCTACTATTTGGTCGACCTGACCAACAGGAAAATCATAACTTTGTGTTATGTTAATTTTTCTTGGAGGATTAAAATTATCAGAAAAGAAAAGTAAATCTTCTATTTTTTCAACCGCCGTCATTAAAAATGTAGGGTTAAAATTTAAAACAGTAAAAGATATTACATGGTATCTTAAAGTATTTGCATTAGTATTGTATGATAAAATTAAATCAAGTGGTTTTACTTTACCTCCAGTAGTATAATTAGGGTCATGAACAAACCAATAAAGAGTTTCATTAGCACTGTCTTGATACGCACCTATACATGTAGCTGCGCTTGTCAAGTTTATATTTTCAAAAGATAAAGTTGTAAGCTGTGTGTTTCCCCTACTGTTTTCTACAGCACCAACTTCTGTGGTTTCTGTAGAACCAAGTCTAAGGTTCATAGCATCTACGTATTCGCCAGGTGGAAGAAGCCTTTCATCCACAGACTTATTCATACGTCCTCTAATAAAATTTGTGGTTACTATTGGCATACTACTTTATCCATTTATCCTGACCTCTTAAGTTCATTAAGAGTCGACCAGGATGTATATTACTTAATCTTATTTTTGCATTACGTAGTAAAGAAGATTTGTCTTTTTGTGCTCTTCTTACTATATATTCTTGCACTCCTAATCTGCTATTCAAAATAGAATATTTAATATATGCGTATATATATTCTTCAAATAATTTATTTACACTAATTTTAGAATCGTCACCACCCTCCATTCCATCTGAAACATATTCTAATACCACAGAAGCACTTCCGCCTAAAGAACTAAAATTAATTACTCCTGCTTTTTTATCAATAGTAAATGTAGGATTTACATTTGCTGTTTCCGTGTTTAAACCAAATCTTGCACCAACTGCATAATCAAAATACCAACAACCATCAACACATGTTCCTTTACAATTATGAAACATACTATTGCTGTTAAGATATATACCTACTTTTCCTCTACTTAAATCCACTTGTGAATCTTGTGGGCTCAAAGCATTTCCATCTTGGTCAAATAATATTCTATCGTTATTGTCTTGCAAATAGGCTGAGCTCCAATTTGTTTGTATGTTTTCACTCATTGGATATAAAACTCCATTTCTAAACTGAGATATTCTTACCCAGTTTACATAATCCGCTGGCAATATAAATCTTGAATTATTACCTACATCTAATTGTAAAACCTTTATTTCTTTCATGGCGTCGTAATTCAACTCTTGAATACCACGCTTTGCATGAAATAATATTTGAAACCTGTTTATATTGTTTACTAATTCATGATTACCTTGATACATCAACATAAAATTATTTACGATATCTTGTAAAGACACGTATTGATATGAACCCCAATTTGCGTCTTCAGGAGCGTTACCGTTGTTAGTATAATATTGATATTGATTTATATATGTCATCTTAGCTTGTTTCTTGTGTATCTGTTAATTCTTCGGCTATTCCAAATTTATATACTTGTTCTTCTCTTATTTCAATACCTATGTATTGACAAATCTTTGCAACTAAATTAGGTTCATCAGAGGCAGGTAACTCAAAACTTTGATAGTCTGCTGCACCTGGATTAAATATTGGGTCTTGACCTGATGTAGTTAAATATGTCCAGTTAGGTGCTAATGGATATCTAATGTATTGTGCTTGTATTGCACCACCTTGAGTTATAGTAGTGGGATATACTGATATGGTATTACCCAATACACCAGGTGTAACATTAGAACTTGCGCCACCTAAAACATAAGCAGGATATTGCGTAGTAGGATATGTTAGATTTGAGCTTGTTAAATAAAATAATTTATTTTGATTTACTCTTTCAACCTCTGTGATATTATACTGGTCATATATATTATACGTCTCAGCGTTAGCCATAATATTTTCACTAATAACTAAAGTAGTGTCATTTGTTATAGATGTAATGTACGCAGAGGTATTATCAGTGGTATTTGTTATTACATCACCCACCGCTACTGAAGTTGTAAAAGTTTGATTTGCATCAATCAATTCATAACCATTAACTCCTGTTGTTGTTCCG